GGGAGGGTTTTAAGGTTCGTCCAAATAGGTGACGGAGCCAGCTTTCCCTCTTCCATCTTTGCAACCAAGTTCGCAATGGCGAAGGATTCGATCTCCACATGAGCGAGGACGTTAAGCTGCTCTCCAGTAAGCTCAAGTCCTCTTTCGATTCCACCGTATCCTGTGCAAAGGCTGAGTGTAGTGAGTGATTGTTTGGGATTATCCACATGCGCGTTCCTCATTGTTAAACTCCTCTATGTTGAATTTGTTAGATTTCTCTGCGTTTTCCTTGGCTGTGATAACCTGCAAATTAGCCGCTACGTGTAGCCCGGATACCATCACACCCTGTAGGGGTATAATGTGATCCACTTGATACCTAACTCCCGTAGCCGCCTCTCTTTCTTGAGAGCAAATATACGCCTCTTTGATAGCGAAAATCTCAAACTCGCTGGTTGACCAAGGGGGAGTACGCTCTAGTTTTGCTGCCCTGCGCTTGGCGTCTGTGGCGTTTACAGCGCCCCTGTTATCTGCCTTGTAAGCCTTGTTAAGGGCAGCCTTTTTCTCTTTGTTAGCTGCATACCAAGCCTTATTATTGGCAGCCTTTTTCTCTTTGTTAGCCGCATTCCAAGCCTTATTCTTGGCCGCCAATTTTTCTTTGTTTTCTTCACGATAAGCCTTACTAGAGGCCGCCTCTTTTTCAGGGTTAGCCTCCCGCCAAGCCTTCTTATAGGCCGCCAGATGCTCTTTGTTTGCTTCGCGATAAGCCTTCCGATAGGCCGCCTTCTCTGCTTTAGTTTGCATCGTTTAACTCCTCTTGCAAGTTATCCCATAGCTCCAGTATAGCATCATCAAATCTCTCGGCTATCTCTCTAGAGTTTAACTCCAGCAGCTCTACTAGCTCCTCGGGGTCGTATCTTACACCCAGTTGATCTATAATCTCTTCCATTGTAAAGCTCATGAGTAATCCCCCGAATGTACATAGTCAGACAATAGCTGCGGGTCTGCAAACCACTGTAGCCCTTCTTTATTACACCAACCAGCCATAGTAAGCTGCGCGCCCTTAGATACTTTCTTTTCTGGATACTGGAGTAGAAATACTAACTCAAAGTCCTCGCCTAAGCTATCTCTAATAGCCTTATATTTTTGTCGGTCGCCTGGCCTAAACCAACCCTTAGCTTCCACTAGCACGTTAGCCAGCGTAAAGTCAGGCGTGTACTTATGATGAGAGACATAGGGTACCGAAAAGGGCTCGTATAAAAAACCATCCCCCTCCAGCACATCAGCCATTCGTTGTTCAAACCCACTTCGCTTCTTCTGTTTTATGCTCATACTAAAACCCCTCCGGTATTTCAGCCACACGGGGCTCTTTAACCACCGTTGTTAGCCATTTGTGCCGCCCTGCGTATCCAAATTCCCTCACGTTGGGCCAGCAATGTTTCCTATAATCACAGTACGTGCAGCCGCTAGCTAGTTTCATGTTCCCCGATGTACCATCAGCCACAGGGTCATAGCAGACTTTTGGCATTAAGTCACCCTTTACCATCTTTTTTACCTCTTTAACCCTCTCTACGATATCCACCTCTAGAGCCTCGGCGTATGGGGCCCGTGTATCCTCGGTGTCATAGGACAGCAGAGCCAACTCGCCGGAGCTTTTGTCCATCGCTAGCCAAGCGAACTTGGTTTGCTTCAGGGCATGGGCATAGGCCTGTAGTTGCTGGACATAGCCAAAAGGGTCATCAGTGTGCAGCGTATTCTTTTTAAACTTTTTCAAAGAGAACCCCGAGGCACTTTTAATGTCCACTAGGCGACCATCAATGAAGCAGTCTATATGACCCTTGACCCCTTCGACTTCGACTTCCTTTTGCTGTTCAGAGACTGTGTGTCCACTGAGGCGCAACAGAGAGACTAGCATGGCTTCTGTCAGGTGGCCATATAGAAACTTGATATGCGTGGCCCCTGCAATAGCCTCCCCTGAGATGCCGTTAAAGCTATTGTAGATCTGACGATCGGGCTTCCCTATGTTAGAGAGTCTCAGCCGCCCTGTCCGGTCTTGCTCGGGGCCCATAGCATCCCTCATTACTTGGGCCATCTCCTCTCCGAAGCGTAAGCACTCAGCCTCGATATCAATTCCAGCTACCATCTCCTTAGATTCTAATAGTTTATATATGTCCGGTATAGCCCGTTCTATGTTTTTCATGTGACCCTCCTTAGTGTACATCGTACCACGTAGCGCCCGTGATGGCGTTGCCCTTTGTTGGGCATCTTAAGCTAAAGTGCTCCCCTGCATCCCTAAAAGCCTCTTCCATGATAGTGGACAGGCGCTCTGCGTGATCCTCCCTCACTTCTACGTTAATTTCATCGTGTACTACGCTTACTTGGTGAAAATCTAGGCCCTCCTTAGTTGCCTTTTCGTGGTACATTACCATGACTTGCTTCATATATACTGCCCCAGCCCCTTGTAACAAAGTATTCAGGGCTGCGTGTGCGCTGCGTACCTCTATAGTTCTCTTGTCCAGTCCTTTAAGATATCCTCTTTGCGCCGCTTTCTCCACTCGATCTCTGAGGGACTTAAGGGCGGGGAGGGCTGACATAAACCTCTTTTTAACAGCCGATCCTGCTCCTCTACCTTGTCCAAGAATGCTACCGATTTTAGCATCCCCCGCTCCGTACAGGAAAGCATAGATAAAAGTCTTCGATTGATCCCGCGTAGCAAGACCAGCTTTGTGCTGATTAACAGTGTGTACATCCGTAGCATTTTCCTTACTCCCCTCGTTAACTGTTTTAATGTAATCCAGATCATTCATATAGTGAGCCAACATCCTAAGCTCTAGGGCGTCTGCGTCACAGCCTACCAGCTTGTAGCCCTTTGGAACTGTCCAACACTGGCGCATCTCTGTGCCGTAGGGCTTGCCTGGGGCTGTCACTTGGCCTAGGTTAGGTTTAGAGTGAGTCATGCGGCCCGTAACAGCGCCACAGGGGTCTACATGGCCGTGCACCCTATGGTTATCGTCGGAGGCTTCAATCCACGAAGCAGCCATAGCTATGCGCTTCTCTAACATGAGGTACTCGGCAATTAGCTGTGCCTCGGGGATTGTAGAGCCCTCCAGAGCCCCTTCGTCTACTACTGGCTGGCCTGTAGGGGTAAACGTCTTGGGCTCCCATCCGAATCGCATGAGATAAGTTCCGATCTGTTTTCTTGACCCCAAATTGAACTCGGGGTAGCTAACCTTAGTAAAGTCGCCGCCAACACTGTGTATATCAAAACCAGTAAGGCCCACTCTGCTAACTGTCCCGTCACACTTAACCTTCGGTACAACCACCTTGGCGGGAACTGCAATCGGTTGAAACCTTTTATGAACTTCTTTCTCCACTTCATCTTTCCTCTCCTTAAGTGTAGCCAATAGATCAAAACACTTGGGCATATCCAAGAGCCAGCCATAGGCTATCTGCTGTTTGATAATCTCGGAGACTTTAGCTTCTAACAGCGCCGAGGGCTGCTTCAATTCTTCTTTAACAACTTCTAAGAGTCTTTCTGTGACGTTGAGGTCTTGGACGCAGTAGGTTCCCATTTCGGGGGTAAACTTTGTCCAATCACTGAAGACCCCTTTAGGGAACCCAAGAGTCTCACCCCAAGCCTTGAGACTGTGGCCTCCAATGCGTCTTGGGTTCGCTTCCCGAGACATAAGTACACTGTCACGCAGGTGTACACGATCAAAGTCAATATTCCAAAGGCTGCGAAGAATAGGGTAATCATAGGCGTGGCCATTATGTCCATAGACTGTAGCTCCTTCGTGTTTGTCCAAGTAAGTTTGTAGCTCAGGGCCTGTCATCATCAGTTCGCCCTCAGGATCCCCAATGACCTTTATCCCACAACACCAAATAGTGTCGGGCTTTAGGCCGTTTGTTTCAATGTCCAAGATTAACTCAGTCATTTTATACCTCTATTGCTGCATCAGACCAAGACATAGGTGGCTCTACTTCGCCGTGAATAGACTCCATTAGCCGGAAGTACCACTCCGTAAAAGCCTCATCAACTGTCTCATCGACCGTAATGGCCTCCAA